CGCCATCGGGGACTGTCACTGTAGACGATGCAGATTTATCGCCGCACGGATTTACAGGAGAACTCCCAGATACAACACAACCGCTTATATCAAGCGCAAGTGCTGCGGCAGATGGAAACAGCGTAACAATTAATTTCGATGAAAATGTAGATACCGGTAATGGCGGATCAGGCGGATTTTCGATAAATGCCACGTATGGAGCGATCACACTAACGCCAACGACTACACTGCCAGCTCAGTCTGTCGTTTTTTCAACAAGTCGAAAAATCGAAAATGGCGAGTCATTGCCTGGGATATTTGCACAGCCAGGTGATGGATTTGAAGACGAGGCCGGTAACGATTTGGCGAGCGGTAGTTTCTCGATCACAAATAATTCAAAAGTGCATCGCGTTTACAGTGATTCCGCGAAAACAACGGCATATACAGCCGCTGGAGTAAATGTCCGCATCTTTAGCAAAGTCGACGGCTCTGATGCAGTAGCAATACAGACTGTTAATCCGGACGCATCTGGTTACATACAATTAACCGAGTCGCTGAACTCAGGTGATTACATAGCGCTGGTAACATCAAGCGATTTTTCTATACATGAATCTGCGGATCATATAGTTCCATGAGATTTTCATTAGTTGAAAAAAGCACTCAGGTCATATTAAGTGCTGATGCTCCGCTGTACACAATCCCTGACGGCTGGCAGTCGGTTGTTGTCTCTAATCCTATAACAGATCCTGACAATGGCCTATCGTCCGACCCTATGGCTGTGGATGGGGTCGTCTGCGTGTGGGGAAATCTGCAGGGGCTAACGTCTGTAACTGTATTGGCGAGCTTAGAATACAGCAATGTCGTTGCTGTTGATCCGGCTGTCGGCGGGACGTTCGATTACTACTTCATCGATCCGGTAACCGGTGAAACTGGCTCGGTTGGAACTCTTACAGTTCCTGGAATCGCTACAGGCGTAGCACCGACAATGCCCGCGGATGCAACAGCGTCAGTCAGCGAAAATACAACAGCTGTTGGTACGTACACAGCCACAGCTGGCGATACTCCGATAACTTACAGCCTGAGTGGTGCCGATGCTGCGCTATTTGCAATCGACTCAAGCGCCGGCGTGGTCACATTTTCCAGCGCTCCAGACTACGAAAATCCACAAGACGCAGACACAAATAACGTTTATTTGATCACCGTAACAGCAACAAATAGCGAAGGTAGCGACTCACAAAACGTGAGCGTTACTGTAGCCGATGTTGACGATGGCCAAGAGGCTGTGTCAATAGTTTCTGCCGAATTAATTTCGTCGAATACTATAGCTCTGGTAATGAGTGACACTATCAGTGTTGGGTACGATGAATTATACGGCATGTCTATTTACAGTGATCGAGTGAATCCTTCAATTGCTGGTTACTCCGTTACGCCAACAGGTTTGCTTCTAACTCTGGATATCGATTTATCAAGGCAAGACATTCTGTATATTGACTACGTGCAGCCTGGCCAAGGTATCAGGGGTAGTAATTTACTGTGGATGAGCAGTGTTTATGATGTTCCAGTAGTTAATAACTACGGTTTGTTACCGTCAATTAACCCAGTCATAGAAATTAGCGGCGATGTGTACAGCGCTGGCCTTGGGGAATATATCTCCGGAGCTGTTCAAGGATTTTCTGGTGCAAACGTAGCATTCGAATTAAGTGCTTCAGGTGGATTAGAGTTTAGCGTCGACAACGGCATAACATGGATAACCGGTGGTTGGGTTTCGCCTCAGCTTCAACTGAATTGGCGCGTCCGTGCCCCAAATACAATTAATTCGAGCATTACTGCGAGGTTAGAAAACGCGCTTTCAGGGCAATATGATTCATTCGTTGTTTCTACCGGTGCCGCTCCAGATGTATCGCCAAATGCATTCACGTTCAGCAACGTTTTAAGCGCTGATGCAGGAGTAGTAATTGAGTCTAATACTGTTGCAATTACTGGCATAAACCAAGATGTAACAATCAGAATATCTAGCCCAAATGGGGCTGAATATTCAGCGGATGGCGGTCCATATACGGCGGCGAATGGCCTGGTTTCAAACAATAGCTTTGTTCGATTGAGGGCGATATCTTCGGTCGTATCAAATGGCTCGATATCGGCAACGTTAAGCGTCGGCGATTACTCAACAACATGGGCCGTAACGACAAAACTATCAAATATCGGTCCGGTATTTGAGCAAAGCACGGTTAACATAGCGGTAAATGAGCGAACGGTTCCTGGAGATGTTATTGGTCAAGTGCAAGCATCAGACGCTAACGGCGATGAATTAATTTACTCTCTGCAAGACGACGATGGTGCGTTTATCATCGACTCGATTACTGGAGAGATAATTTTAAACACTACGCTGAAGTATGCTGAAAAGTCTCAGTATACATTTAAAGCGATGGTCAGCGATGGCGCTCTATCCGATATTTCGACAGTAACAGTTGATGTGTCGAGGTACACAATACCGGGTCCGACTGTTGATGCGCTGGATGCAAAAGTTAAGGTGTATCCAGCTGGGACCTGGGGTTTTGCTGGTGGTGTTATCTATCGCGGAAATACAAACGTTGTTGCCATCAATGATCTCAAATATCTGATTTCTCGCGAGCACGTCAACAACGCAACTGTATCTATCAATGTTTACAGCCAGTCAGGTACATTGCTGGCAGGCTCAATAACAGCCGAAACCATTGGCAACGGCAAATATTACGCAACAATTCCACACACACTTGATCTATCAGCCCATGATTTAGTTATTGTCGAGGTCACAGCCTCGGTTGGCGGATCGGTCGGAAGGTGGGATCAAACAGTCACAGTAACAAACAGAGAAAATTAAATGAAAAGTGCAGTTTTAGGTAAAACAATAGTTGGAGAATTTAGCGACCAAACAGTCTTGGCTACTCCGGGTATTGAGCTTGGAGATAATGACACTCCGCTGCTAACCGTTTCGCTGGAAGATGACAACAGCGTGGCGTTACTACGCGTACCACTGCAGCAGTTTGATGCTGCATACCGAACAGCTCAGCAGGAATATAACAAGACTCTGCAAGCGAAAATTGCTGCGCAGAAAGAGGCTCAGCAGGTCAAGTAAGCATGGCAAAGGTTCGAAACGCAAAAGGGCAGATTGAGTCAGCATACAAGCCGGAGTACGTTCAGGAGCTGCTTGATTACTGCAACAAGTGCCTTGAAATGGAGCCGCTGAAAGACAAAGATGGCGAATTCATTTTCACAAAGCGCGGAGAGTTGGTTTACCCGCGTGGTGCGTTCCCTACCGCAGCAGGATTTGCTGTAAAAATTGGTGTTAATCGCAAAACTCTGTATAACTGGGCAAGCGAGCGATATCCGGAAGGCCATGAACGTGAGGGCGATCTAAAGCGTCCGCTCTGGGCTGATGCATACGGAAGGCTTGATGCCTATCAAGAAGCTATTCTTGTTCCCGGTGCGCTTAACGGCACGTTCAACAGTCATTTTGCATCATTCTTTGCGGTCAATAACATTGACGGTTACGAGCATCACACAAGCGCAACTCTGAAAGCCGAAGTGGAGGCGCGAAACACTAACCTCAATGTCGATTACTCCATTGACGAGTCAGCTACAGAGCAGCAAGCGGCTGAAACGTACATGAAATTGATTAAGGGGGTAAATGCCGGTGGCTAAGGTTGAATTGGCTGCATCACTGCATGATCGCCAGCGGCAGGACTCGATACGTCTGCTAGAATCGTGGCTTGAAAAATACAGGTCAGGCGAATATACGGGACAGTGTGTAATTGTTGATATCAATGAAACTTATGACAGCCTTTATTATAACTGGCAACGCTCATCTAATACGCTGTATAGCCAGACGATAGCTGCGCTCTCTTATGTGCATAGTGAGCTTTTGCAGGAGGTTGGCGAATGAGGCCAGGAATAATTTTTAGTTTAGATGAGCTCATGAGTAACGATACTACATGCGCTGAACAACAAAACAACACGATCAGTCTAAAAGAAGCAATAGCATCAATTTCACGGCTTTATGAAGATACCGAAATTCCGGTTAACATTGAACGCGATATTTTAAACAAAATGTTGTCGCCAAGCTTCATGCCGCCACAAGCCTGCGCGTTTAAGGGTATACCTGCATATCCTGAGTATATTCCTGGGATTGAACCGCGCAGGCTTCTCGCGTTTGCAAGCGTGTTTAATGTCATTACACAACCATTTGTAATCGCTTCAACGTAAAAAATAGGAATTGAATTTTGACTTCAAGACCCCCGACTACAAAGCGGAGTTCGCGAGGCGTGCCAAAAATCTACAGCAGATTCATAAGAACCCGAAATCAATACCGGAGTTAAAAGCCTACTACAAAAACAACATCGCTGATTTTATATGCGATTGGGGGATGACCTCCGACCCGCGTAATGCAGAGCGGGGATTGCCTGTTGTTATTCCTTTCATTTTATTTAAACGACAACGCCAATGGGTTGATTGGTTAATTACTCGCTGGAAAGGTCAGCAAGACGGATTGGTAGAGAAAAGCCGTGATATGGGCCTATCCTGGCTATCCGTTGCCGTGGCTGCATCGATATGCTTGCTCTATAAGGACGTAAACATAGGATTTGGATCACGGAAAGAAGAGGATGTTGATAAAAACGGATCACCTAAAAGCCTATTTTGGAAAGCCAGACAGTTTATAAATTTGCTGCCCCCGCAATTTAATGGCTTCTGGAACGAAAAAAACGATTCATCACACATGCTGATTAAGTTCCCCTTTACAGGCTCAACAATGAGCGGTGAGGCTGGCGACAATATAGGGCGTGGTGATCGCGCGGCGATTTATTTCAAAGATGAATCCGCATTTTACGAGCGACCGGAAAAGATCGAGGCTGCTCTATCTCAAACATCTAACTGCAAAATTGACATATCGACGGTTAATGGTCTTGGCAATCCATTTCACCAAAAACGCTTTAGCGGAAAGATCCCCGTATTTATCTTCGATTGGCGGCATGATCCGAGGAAAGATGAAGCATGGTATCAAAAACAAGAAGACACTCTGGACCCTATTGTGCTGGCTAGTGAAGTAAACCGCAATTACGGCGCCTCAGTCGAAGGTGTGTGCATCCCTGGGAAGTACGTTCAAGCCGCCGTTAATCTACATCAAAAGCTCGGCCTTCAGCCGTCTGGCGTAGTTCGCTGCGGGCTTGATGTTGCGGACGAGGAAGGCCGCGATATGAATGCAATCATATCCGCGCTTGGCTCAACCGTTTTTGATATTGATGGGTGGAAAGGGAAAGACACGCGGCAAACGACAATGGCTGCGTATGAGTTAGCAAAAGAGTCGAGGGCAAGCCATGTTATTTTCGACTCGATAGGGGTCGGGGCTGGTGTTCGCGGCGATAGCAAGCTTCTGTCAATTCCATTTTATGGCGTGGCCACAAGCTCAAAAGATTTGCGCGGGCACATCCCCGGCAATTCAGAAGTGCTGCGTAAAAATTATTACACAAACCTGCGCGCCCAGCTGTGGTGGGAAATGCGGTTGCGTTTTCAGCGCACATGGCAGCATGTAAACGGCATTAAATACTGGTCACTTGACGACATGATCAGTATTCCAAATCACGCGGCACTGATTGCAGAGTTAAGTCAGCCGCTTTATTTTCGAAATGAAAATACCGGGAAAATCCAAATCGAGAGCAAAAAAGACTTACGGAAGCGCCTGGGTCGGTCGCCAGATTATGCGGACGCGCTAATGCTGATCTTTGCTCCTATTGAAAAACAGCGCAGAAAACGACAAACGCAAGCAGCAAATCAATCGCAAGCAAGGGCGGCAGTTTATGAGTAAAAAGTTAGCAGATAACAAGATGCACCAGTTTTTTGAGACGCTGGCTGACGCGTGCAAGCACTTTAGGCACTTACACGCTCAAATGCCTGGAGCTAATTGCAAAGGGTGCCGCGTTACAGTGGGCACCAAGCCGCACCAGCGCGGCCAAGCTGTGTTTCAGTTTATTGCAAAGAACGAAAAAGAGGTTTCTATCAAGATTGATTTTCTTGAAGCTTCAAACAATCCAAAGCGGTATTTTAATTCGCTTATGGAGCAGCTTAATGATCGTTACAGCGAAATGACAAAACGCCCTGTTATATTCATTCCGAAAAATATTCAAATGTATAAAGCAATCAGAGCGATACATTAATGATTAACATTCTAACTCCTGGTCAAGTGACTGAAAGAATTGAGCTTAAAAAAGAAGAAGAACAGCGGTCACGGCTAGGTGCGTATGATCAGCCGCAGGTTATTAATACGTTGTCAGCCATGGTGCGCCGTGATTGGGAAACGTTCAAAACGCACAAAATGAGCTCAGGCGTAAACAAAAGGCTGTTGTCGTGCCTGCGCAGGAAAAAGGGCGAATATAGCCAAGAGAAGCTAAGCGCATTAAAGGCTCAGCAGGGATCAACAATATATATGCGCGTAGTGGCTGCGAAATGCCGAACGGCAAAGGCGTGGCTTTCTGATCTGTTCGCGCCAAATGGAGACAAGCCTTTCACCCTTGACCCTACGCCGGTTCCCGATCTTCCAGAAGATATCGAGGGTAACTTGTTGGCAGAAGCCATTCGGGGGGCACAAGAAAACAATGTCCCGCCTCAGCAAGTAGAGCAGCTAATTGAAAAGCATAGAACACGATTGCTTAGCGAGGTAAAAAGGGAAACTGAAGAGCGTACCGAGCGAATGGCAGATGAAATTCATGACCTGCTGACGGAAGGCTCATTTAGAGAAACGTTCGAAGAATTTCTTGAGGACTTCACAGTTTACCCTGCAGCAATTCTGAAAGGGCTTGAGTTTAGCAACAAAAAAACACTGCATTGGATAAATGAAAACGGGACAGCTGTTCCCGCGCCCGGTAAAAAGGTAATTCCAAAAGTAAGGCGCATATCTCCATTTAGAGCCTATCCAGCACCCGGCGCGACACATACTCTCAATGGTCATGCTTTTATTGAGCATTTGACATTCACGCAAACGGATTTGGCTGCAATGCGTGGCTTGCCTGGTTACAA